TAATGCAAATACGTTTGCAGATAAAACAAGGAGAAGCACAATACGCAAATATGAGAAACAAGGATATTACATGGTTAAGGATTCTGAGAGAACCGGAATATCTGAGATGGGCTTTAGATACTATGAAGCCAAGTTTCGACGACATAAAGGAAGGGAGTGTGGTTAGTGCAGAAAGTAGATGTTTATATAAAAACAAGTGCAAGAGGACCAGCAGTCCGCAAGCATGTCGCATACATGTATGTTTTGAAGATAGTTATTAATGGCAAAGAATTTGTCCGTAATGGAAAAGGCACACTTGAGAATGTAACAGAGAACCAGGCAACACTGCAGGCAATAATACATGCACTTATGCGTTTCCATGAAAACTGTGAAATCCGCATAAATACAGAATGTGAGCATGTATTAAACAGTTGTAGAAATGCTTGGCCACAACAGTGGGAAAAGGACGGTTGGAAGAAAAAGACAGGCAAGCCAGTAAAGAATGCGGATTTGTGGCAGCAGTACCTAAATGTAAGCCGCGGACATATTATAAGCTGGTCGGATGAGCCGCATGATTTTACAAAGTGGATGGAATATGAGCTTAAGAAGATGGAGGCAGAATATGAGAAATGCCAGTGAGGAAGAAAGAATCAAGAATGAGTTGAAAGAACAGGAGTGGCTGAGGCAGGCAATTCTTACATATGATGAGGGCAAAAATGCTGTTAATACCAATATTCGTGTAAATCATCTTACACAAGTAGCAGGGAGAATAGCAAAGCTGAAAAGAGAGTTATATGAATGCCAGCATCCATCGACATATTAAGAATCAGGATGGCAACAATCCGCATAAATACAAAATGGGAGAAGCGTTTTACTCCATAAATGTCTACAAGATACTTATTTATCTAAGTATATATATCACAGTAACTATTAATATGGCAGCAGACCTCCCTGTTATGGGAGGGGAAAGGAGAATATGAGCAGAAGCATAATGCAGGATACAAAAGAATGTTTTCTGTGCCGTATGAGAGCAGAGGGACAGGGGTATTTTGGACCTCTTACATCATACGGCTTAGAAAAGCACCATGTTATGCATGGGGTAGCAAACAGAAAGATAGCTGAAAAGTATGGGCTAACCGTATATCTATGTGAAAAAGACCATAGAACAGGAGCGGAAGCTGTACATAAGAGCAGAGAAACAGATTTGAAACTTATAAGAGCAGGTCAAAGACGTTTTGAACAGGTATACAGCCGTAGAGAATGGATGGAAGCATTTGGAAAGAATTATCTGTATGAAGATTCTGCAGATAACAATGTGCTTGAACAGGTATTACAGCAGCTTTTTAAAGATAATAAGCATCTGAGAGACAAAATATACACTTCAAGTCTTGAGACAGTGGAAATCATGGAAATCTTATATGCTGATGAAGCGGCGTATCAGAGTTGTGTACATAACAGGATTTATACAATGGATATAAATCGAGAATTAGGCAGGGTGACAATAACTGCACCACCAGACGAAAAAACAGAATGGAACAGAGAAGATGTTGTGGCAGCAGTTATAGATATTTATAGCAAGACAGAGGAGGATATATGATTGCAGAGATAATAAGCTTTATAGCCGGAGCAGCATTAGCAAGTGTTATTGTCGGATTCTGTAAAGCTGGAAAGGACAACTAATGACACAGGAAACATTATTGCAGATAGGAAAACTTGGACTTGCAATAGAAGATGGCGCAAATAGGGTATTGGATATGTACAGAGTCAAGGAAGAACTTACAGGGGAAGACTTATTCAAGGGGGAGCCAAGCGAAGACAGAAGCCATTACGCAGGGTATACAAAGCTGTACAAGCTCCCTGGCATGAAAGATATAGCAGATGATGCGGCTGAATATATCAAGAACCGCTTAAGTGAGGTAATTGAAGAACATTGTAAGTCTTTAGAAGTCTGTATTTCTGCATTAAGCGATGCAGTAACAGTAAAAGAGGACAAGCCGGATAGAAAGGCGAAGTCTCCCAGTAAAGAAGCGCAATGATGCTTTTGGGTTTTATTGTGCACAATGTGGTAAATATGTATCCACAATAACGGTAAGCAGAGAGACATGGGGCTACAAAAGAAATTGTAAATATTACTGCTCATATAAATGCATGAGAGCAGCAGAGAAATAAGAGTATCAGAAAGGAGCCTGGAACTCTGGCCAGAGTGATTCGTACGATGTTCCTTTCAGAAATGACATACAAAGAGTTTTTAGAAAGCAAGATAGAACTTGCACAGGATAGCGGATTTGAAGTAAATCCGACAGATATTAACAAAGCATTAAAGCCACATCAAAGGGATGCCGTAATATGGGCACTTAAAGGTGGAAGAAGAGCTTTGTTTGAAAGTTTTGGTTTAGGTAAAACCATACAGGAGATAGAATTCTGTAAACAGGTAATAAATCATGAGGGCGGAAGGGCCTTGATTGTTCTTCCACTTGGAGTAAAACAGGAATTTACACAGGACGCTGTGAATGTTCTTGGATATGATGCACCTGTTTATTGCAGAAGCATGGAAGAAGTAGAATCCTGTGACAGCAGTATTGTGCTTACCAACTATGAAAGAGTAAGGGATGGTGATATAAGACCGGATTATTTTGTTGCAACATCGTTGGATGAAGCAAGTGTTTTAAGGTCTTTTGGAAGCAAGACATACCAGACATTTCTTGATAAGTTCAAGAATGTTCCTTACAAGCTGGTAGCAACAGCAACGCCAAGTCCAAACAAATACAAAGAGCTTATACATTATGCCGGCTATCTTGAGGTAATGGATACAGGGCAGGCACTTACAAGATTCTTTCAGAGAGACAGCACTAAGGCAAACAATCTTACATTGTACCCGAATATGGAAGATGAATTCTGGCTGTGGGTTTCATCATGGGCGTTGTTCATAACGAAACCTTCAGATGTAAATCCGGAATATTCCGATGAGGGATATGTATTACCGCCCCTTGATGTAAAGTGGCATGAAATCCCAATACATTACGGAGATACATCTGATAAAACAGGACAAATGCAGTTATTTACAGAAGCGGCAGCAGGCTTGAAGGAAGCTGCAGAAGTAAAAAGAAACAGCATTGACCAGCGTGTTGAAAAGATGAAAGAGATTGTAGAGAGTTTACCTGAGGAGCATTTCCTTTTGTGGCATGACTTAGAGTCTGAAAGAAAAGCAATTCTTAAGGCAATACCGGAAGTTGTAGATATATACGGCTCGCAGGATTATGACCTAAGGGAAAAGCGGGTTATTGATTTTGCACAGGGAAGAATCAAGCTATTTGCAACAAAGAAATCAATATCAGGTTCGGGCTGTAATTTTCAGCGTTACTGCCATAGGGAGATATTCTTGGGCATTGATTATGAGTTTAACGATTTTATTCAGGCAGTACATAGATGTTACAGGTTCTTACAGACAGATACAGTTGTTATAGACATTATATACATGGAAAACGAAAGACAGATAAAAGAAGCACTGCTTGAGAAATGGAAGAATCATAATCACATGGTTAAAAAAATGACGGATATTGTAAAGAAATATGGTTTAAGTCCGGCATCTAAAATAAAGCGGTTAGAGAGAAAGATGGGAGTTGAGACAGTGAAAGTACAGGGAAAGCATTATACAGCGGTAAATGATGATTGTGTTGAAGAGTGCAGAAGAATAGAAAGTAATTCTGTAGGACTTATACACACATCCATTCCATTCGGAAACCATTATGAGTATAGCGCCAATTACAACGACTTCGGACACAATGAGAATACAGAAAAGTTCTTTGAGCAGATGGACTTCCTTACACCGGAGCTTTTAAGGATTCTTGAACCTGGCAGGGTAGCAGCCATCCATGTTAAAGACAGGGTATTATTCGGAAATGCTACAGGAACTGGAATGCCTACAATAGAGCCGTTTCATGCACAGTGTATAGAACACTACATGAAACACGGTTTTCAGTATTTTGGAATGATAACAGTTGTTACAGATGTGGTCAGGGAGAATAACCAGACATACCGCCTTGGATGGTCTGAACAGTGTAAAGACGGTTCAAAGATGGGCGTAGGCTGTCCTGAATACATACTTCTGTTTAGAAAGCTTCCAACGGATAAGTCTAATGCATATGCGGATGATCCTGTAAAGAAAACCAAGGAAGATTATACAAGGGCACAATGGCAGATAGACGCTCACGGATACTGGAGAAGTTCAGGCGACAGGCTTATAAGCAAAGATGAGCTTAAGGAATTTAGTGTTGATGATTTACAGAGAGTTTATAGGGAATACAGCCGTTCCAATGTATACAGCTATGAAGAACATGTGAAGCTTGCGGAAGAGTTAGATAAAAATGATAAGCTCCCAGCCACATTTATGGTTGTCGCTCCCGGTTCATGGAATAACCTTGACGTATGGGATGATATAAACAGAATGAGAACACTTAATACAACACAGAGCAGACGCAGGCAGCAGATGCATGTATGCCCACTACAGCTTGATATTGTTGAAAGAATCATTAACAGATACAGTAATGAAGGTGATATGGTTCTTGACCCGTTTGGAGGCTTAATGACAGTTCCAATGACGGCAGTAAAGATGAAAAGATATGGCTATGGAATAGAACTGAGCTGTGACTATTTCAGAGATGGTGTTGGATATCTTCAGGAAGCAGAAAATGAGATAGAAACACCTACGCTGTTTGACTTTATGGAGGCTTAATATGATAAACGGGGAATTAATAGTTGATAATTTCGCTGGTGGGGGCGGTGCCTCCACTGGAATAGAAGAAGCTACCGGCTTTAGTGTTGATATAGCAATTAACCATGATCCTAAGGCTATTGCAATGCATAAAGCAAACCATCCGAATACAAAGCATTATTGTGAAGATGTATGGCAGGTAGACCCAGTGCAGGCATGTAATGGGCATCCTGTGGGGCTTGCCTGGTTCTCTCCAGACTGTAAACATTTCAGCAAGGCAAAAGGCGGCAAGCCAAAGGATAAGAATATAAGAGGTCTTGCATGGGTAGCATGCCGATGGGCTGGACTGGTAAGACCTAGAGTAATCATGTTGGAGAATGTGGAAGAATTCAAGACATGGGGACCGCTGAATAGAGGACATCATCCGATAAAAGCAAAGCAGGGAAAGACATTTAATAAGTTTGTAAGCCAGCTGCAGGATTTAGGATATGAAGTGCAGTTCAGGGAGCTTGTGGCAGCAGATTACGGAGCGCCAACCATGAGAAAGAGATTCTTTATGGTTGCAAGATGTGACAAGAGACCTATTATATGGCCAGAGCCTACACATGCACCGGCAGACAGCGAAGCCGTGAAAGAGGGACTGCTAAAGCCTTATGTTGGAGCATATACGCAGATAGATTTTAGCAGACCATGCCCCAGTATCTTTGATACATCTGAACAGATAAAAGAGAAATATGGAATAAAAGCGGTAAGACCATTAGCACCTAAGACAATGGAAAGAATCGCAAGAGGATTAAAGAAATTTGTTTTGGATAATCCAGAGCCTTTTATTGTTCAGTGTAATCATGGTGGAGACAGAAGACCGCTGGATACTAAAGAACCATTGCCAACAATTACAGGTAAACATGGATATGGGATTGTTGAACCTTACATGATTCAGATTGGACAGACTGGTTTTACAAAAGACCGGAGCAAGAATATTCAGGAGCCGTTATCTACAATAGTAAGTAAAAACGAGCATTGTTTAATATGTCCTACACTGATCCAGTACCATTCCGAAACAGCACAGGGAGAAGTCCGGGGACAGACAATAAAGGATCCGATCATGACCGTGGATGGATCAAACCGGTATGGATTAGTTACATCATTCTTACATAAATATTATGATGGTGGCTATAAGGGAGCCGGAGAAAGCATGGAAAATCCACTGCCGACAATAACAGCGTGGGATCATAACAGCGTTGTTACGGCAAATTTGATCCAGATGAACAATCACTGCGATGGGAAGGACATAAGACAACCCTTACCTACCATTACGGCCGGAGATGGACATTTCGGGGAAGTTCGGGCATTTCTGATAAAGTATTACGGACAAGGCACCGGACAGGACATTCAAGAGCCGTTAGATACAGTAACATCGCGGGATCGATTCGGCTTAGTAACAATCGAAGGTGAGGATTATCAAATTGTAGATATTGGACTTCGAATGCTGGAGCCAAGAGAGCTATATGGATGCCAGGGTTTCCCGGACGATTACATTATAGACCATGATTACACTGGTAAGACATATCCAAGAACAGAACAGGTTAAGCGGTGCGGGAACTCTGTAAGTCCAATGATACCAAATGCACTGGTAAGGGCTAACCTTAAAGAATTATGTATAGCGCAGAGAATGCCTAACTGCAGTATAAACGAGGAAAAGACAGGGCAATTAAGATTTGCCTAATAAAATAATAAGGAGAATGATTATGATTAAATGTGATAAAAATAGAATTGAAATAAAAGGAACACCAGTAATACTTGTTGGAGAATTAGGAACAGCAATACAGACTGTATATAGAGCAATGCTTAATACAGGCATTGATAAGGCATTTGCTGAAGAAAGAATTAAGAAAGCCTGTGAGCTGGCACTTTTAACAGACAAAGAGCAGGAAGAGGTATCGAAAGACCTTGATAAAAAAATAGATGAAAAGTTGGATAAATTGGCTAATGCAATATTAAAGGAACTTTTTGAGGGAGGTAGTAATGATGGTCAATAGAGATTGTATAATGGCTAATCTTGAGCGGAGAGACTGTAAAGGACTTAAAGAACTGTATTGCGCCAAGGAGGATAAGCCTTGCCCATTCTATAAGCCGGCGGATAAATACAATAGAGATGGCAGCAGAAGGAGGAAGGCAAATGAAAAAATACATCTGATATGTCTATGATTGAACTGGCACATAATAGTTGCTATATAGATAATAAGCGTAATGCAAGATACAGAGATTACAATTTAGACATTGACAGTAGGCAGCTTGCAAGAAGTCTTATGAAAGATATTTGCAATGTAGATTTAACTGATTTATCAGATGAAGAATTTGAGGAATATATGGGTTCTATGCTTTCAGTAGAAATAGATAGTACAGTAGGACTTCTGGCATTGTTTTATCGTAATTTATGGGCGATAGCTGATTTAAGAGAAAAACTGAAAGAATTGAGAGGTAAGAATGAATAAAAGAAAAGCAATATCTAAAAAAGTGAGACAATCTGTATATCTCATGTATAACGGACATTGTGCTTATTGTGGTACAGAAATAGCTTACAAAGATATGCAGGTAGACCATGCAACACCGCTTAGGATAGGTGGAGCAGACGACATTTCAAATTACATGCCAGCTTGTAGGAGCTGCAACCACTATAAAGCCACTTTAGATGTCGAGGGATTTCGAAAGTATCTTTCGGAAATACATAAAAGGCTTATGCGTGACAGCATACCTTATCAAGTGGCGGAGCGGTTTGGTATAGTAAAGCATATGTCGGATAATGTGAAGTTTTATTTTGAGAAAGTAGAAGGAGACGATTATGTGGAAAATAACAAAGAAAGACGGTATTGCAGTGGAGATAGAGAGGTGTCCGGATGAGCAGAAGACGACATAAGCACCTGAATGAATATACATGCTGTGAGCAGTGTTCTAACAGCGTGGCAGCAGACGGAACATATACATGCAATAGAAAGACGATAATAGAGAATTATATGCCAACAGAAGAATACTTCTGGTGCGATGGAGAGATGTTTATTAGGAGGGAGTATGAAAAATGAAATTAATAATAGAAATGCCAGAGGAATTTGAAATACATTTTATGCAGGATAAATTTGAAGATTTCTTTATAAGAATCATTGGGGATATGAGTAGAAATGTTCCTAGTTTATGCGGAGTTGACGAGAAGGAGATTGCTGAAATGTTTAAAACAGCATTTTTAAATAGTAAAGTAGTCAATAATGATGTCAATGAAGCTGCAGATTATCTTGAAAAAGGAAAGGAAAGAAATAAGGCTATAGAGGATTCGAAAAGGGCTGTAGCAAAGGCGATATGTATAGGGTGCGGATATCTCAAAGAGACAGAATGTACATATGCTGGCCAGAATTGTGGAACTAGTAAACCAATGTTAGAAGTAGCCATGAAAGCATTAGATAAATTAAAGGCAGGTGATTCATAATGCTAATATTGCCAATCAAGAAAAAATGGTTTGATATGATTCTTTCAGGTGAGAAGAAAGAAGAGTATCGGGAAATAAAAGAATATTACGAAACAAGATTCCAGAACCTGTTCGGAGCCATAACCATACATCCATTATATCCACCAGACAATTTCTTAGATAGAAGCGAATATGAGTTATTGCAAGGAGAGGCAGTACCAGAGGAGATAAGAAAAGAAGGCATTCAGGAGATTATTTTCCGTAATGGCTATTCAAAGAATTCTAAAGAAATAAAAGCAAGATGCAGATTAAGGATTGGAAAAGGGAGACCACAGTGGGGAGCTTCTCCGGATAAGCAGTATTATATTTTGGAAATCTTGGATAAGGAAAAACTGGCAGCAGATGAGAAGAGGGTAGGTGATGAATAACTTGAAAAATAACAATATAAAAGACCTTCTTAAGCAGTACAATGATCTGGTTAAGGAGAAACAGGAAATACAGGCTGCAATTGATAAGATACAAAGAGAACTTGATAAAATGGAAGCTGAAGGCTATACGGAAAAGGATAGTGTTACCGGTGGAAACGGAGGTAAGCAGCATTTTGTTGTAGAAGGCTTCCCTTATCCGGCATATTCACGAAAGAGAACACTTCTTTTAGTGCGACAGCGGCAGCAGATGGATGTTAAAGAAAAGATAGATGCACAGATTAATCTAATAGAACAATGTATAAATGAAATTGACAATAGCAGAATGCGACGACTTATAACATTAAGATACATAGAAGGTTTATCCTGGGTGCAGGTAGCAAGAAAGATGGGAAAACATCATACAGCAGACGGCTGCAGAATGGCAGTAGAAAGATTTTTAGCAAAAATTTAAAGTTTGTTCGCTCTGTTCGTTTTGTCTGTGTTAATATCTAAACTGGACTTGATGGACAGCATGATTTCTCCATTATTAAATATTAATACCCCCGGTAAGACACTGGCTTAAGGCTGGTGTCTTTTTTAATAACTCTTAAGAAATATAAGCAACCTGACGATATATAAAATATATAAGGGGGGATATTTATGAAAGTAGCAGTTTCATCTGTATTAATTATCGTATTTATAATGTTTTTTGTAGGAGGAGGTATAAAAATATTTTCTAAAGATAAAAAACATGATGCAGTTTCGGCTTGGAAAGTAGCAGGATATTTTGTGGTTATTGTATTGACAAGTATTAATTTAGCACAAAGTATATTTACTGGCACGCTGACAGCATTAGATATAGCTGTTATGATAGTGTCAGTAATAGAATTTTTTGGTAATATAATTGAATACGATAAATATTATAAAAAAATAAGTAATATAGTGTGAAGACCTTGTTTTTAAAATGAGGTCTTTTATTATGCCAGAAAGGAGCTGAGTGTATGGCATTAACTGATAAACAAAAGAGGTTTTGCGAAGAATATCTTATAGACCTTAATGCTACACAGGCAGCTATTAGGGCAGGATATTCACCAAAGACAGCAGAACAGACAGCGTCAAGACTGTTAAGGAATGTTAAGGTTCAGGAATATATAGCGAAAAGACAAAAAGAGCTATCAAGGAGTACAGAGGTAACTCAGGAAAGAGTTATCAGGGAACTTGCCTTGATAGCTTTTTCTAATACAGCAGATTATGCACATGTAGTTGAAAAGAAAATGAAAGCAGAAGTAGGCGGAATGCTTGTGGATATACTGGATGAAGATGGAAAACCTGTTACATATAGGACTGTAGAGCCAGTATTGACAGAAGAACTTACAGAGGAACAGAAGAGAGCATTAGCTGTTATTAAGAAAGGACGAGATGGATTAGAGGTCAAGCCATGTGACAAGGTAAGGGCATTGGAGCTTCTTGGCAAGCATTTAGGCATCTTTACAGACAAGATAGAAGCCAATGTAAGCGATACAACCAGGAGCGAGCTATCAGAGCTTCTTGCTCAGCGTAAGGCAAGGGGTGAGCCTGATGCTTCTAAGTGATAAGTATTGGGATTACATAGATACACCAGCAAGAGCAGAATTCCTTGAAGGCTCTACTGCATCAGGTAAGACAACAACAGTAGCTGTGAAGTTCATAATGAATGTAGCTGAGTCGGATATGAAGCTGCATGTTATAGCTGGTAATACAACAGGCGTTATCGAGAAGAATATAATCAATGCAGATATGGGATTACTTCAGATATTCCCTAATTTGGAATACTGTGGTAATGGCGATAAAGAAAATAAACTTCCACACATTAAATTTAAAACTGGCAGCAGTACCAAGATAATATATATTCTTGGCTATGATAATGCCAGTAAATGGAAAAATGCACTTGGAAGTCAGTTTGGTTGTGTGTGGGTAGATGAGTGCAATACAGCTAACATAGACTTCATACGAGAGATATTCGGACGAAGTGAATACTTTGTCGGTACACTTAACCCAGACGCACCTACATTACCCATATATTCAGAGTACATCAATCACGCAAGACCGATTGATAAGTACAAGGCAGATGTGCCTGAAGAGATATGGAAGGACCTTAACGGTTGTGAGCCTATTAAAGACTGGGTATATTGGTTCTTCACATTTGAAGATAATATATCCATGACACCAGAGAAGATAGAACAGAAGAAAATGAGCTATCCTCCTGGTACTAAGATATATAAAAACAAGATATTAGGGTTGAGAGGCAAGGCTACAGGTCTTGTCTTTTCTAATTTCTGCAAAAGACATGTTATTACTAAAGAACAGGCAAAGGTATTTATTAAGCAAGAATATGACGATAAGCAGACAGAATGGTTTGTAATATATACAAGCGGTCTTGATACGGCATATTCAACGAAGAGTCCTGATACTATTGCTATGTCCTTTATGGGAATAACCAACAAAGGCAAGCTGATAGTACTGGATGAAAAGGTATATAACAATGCGGCTCTTGATATACCAATAGCTCCAAGCGATACAGTTAAGAATTATATAGATTTCCTTGAAAGAAATCGTAAGGAATGGGGCGGCATGGCAAAGAACACCTTTATTGATAACGCTGATCAGGCGACAATAACAGAATTTGCCAAGTATAAGAGAGAACATCATGAATGCCTGTATATATTCAATAATGCGTATAAGAAAGTAACAATAATAGACAGAATAAACCTGCAGCTTGGCTGGATGTCCTTTAACGACGAAAAGGGCAAAGAGCCAAGCTATTATGTTGTAGATACATGCACGAACTACACCGGGGAACTGCAGGTATACAGTTGGCTGGAAGATAAAGACTGTGAGCCGGAAGATGGAAATGATCATATGGTAAACAGTACACAATATGGCTGGATACCATACAGGGACAAAGTTGGAGTAGAGAACGGATAGGAGAGTGAGAGAGGTGAGCATATTTAATACTATGGCTGATAAGATAAGAGATGGAATAAGGACATGGTTGCGTGTGCAGCCGGCACAGAGAGGAATAATTAATATACAGGAAATCTTCGACTTTGAAGGTAACGCCATTAAGAATCAGATATGGTACAGAGGTGTAAGTGAAGAGCTGTCACAGCTGTATGATCAGGTTGATGGGGACAAGACAAGATTCTGGGCTGCAAAATGCTCTCCTGGATTAGCGATAAGAAAGATACATGTAGGATTACCTGCAATGATGGTTGATATGCTTGCAAGTATTGTTGTTGCAGATATGAACGAGGTAGATGTTGGCAGTAGGCAGTCAGATTGGGATAAGATAGCGGAAGAAAATGACTTTACAGAGCTTATAAAGCAAGCAATATCAGATACACTTATTGTTGGAGATGGAGCATTTAAGCTATCCATAGACACGAATCTCAGTCAGTATCCAATCATAGAGTTTTATCCTGGCGACAGGGTAGAGATAATAAGAGAACGCGGCAGAGTGAAAGAGGTTGTGTTTAAGACAGTATATACAGTTAAGAATCAAGAGTACATTCTGCTTGAAACATATGGCAAAGGCTATATAACATATATGCTCACAAGAGATAATAAAGAATGTGATATCAGCACTGTGCCGGAGCTTGCAGGTTTAAGACCTGTAACATGGGAAGATAAAAGTTTTATGATGGCCATACCGCTCATGTTCTATAAATCAGCGAAATTTAAAGGCAGAGGCAAGAGCATATATGACAGCAAGATAGATGAATTTGACGCGCTGGATGAAGCATGGAGCCAGTGGATGGACGCTTTAAGACATAACCGCACAAAGGAATATATACCAGAGAATTTACTTCCTAGAAATCCTAGTAATGGAGAGGTTATGCTGCCAAATTCATTTGACAACGCTTATATACAGTATTCGTCTCCTATGGCAGAAGGTGCAAATTATAAGATTGAAAGAGAACAGAGTGAAATACCACATGAAGGGTATCTTGCTACATATATCACGGCATTGGACCTTTGCTTACAGGGAATCATGAGCCCTTCTACATTGGGAATAGATGTAAAGAAGCTTGATAATGCAGAAGCACAGAGGGAGAAGGAAAAAGCAACGCTGTACAGTAGAAATAATATTGTAAATCAGCTCCAGAAGGTTCTTCCGAAGCTTGTAAAAATGACATTGCAGGCGATAGATACACTTAATAATTCAACAACACAGGACATTGATGTTGATGTGACATTTGGTGAATATGCGAATCCTAGCTTTGAGAGCCAGGTTGAGACAGTGAGCAAAGCCAAGCAGGGAGGCATTATGAGTGTAGAAGCGTCCATTGATGAGCTGTATGGTGACACTAAGGATGATGACTGGAAACAGGAAGAAGTTGCAAGGCTTAAGGCAGAACAGGGAATTGAACAGATGACAGAACCGGAACTTAATACAGAATTAGATGGATTTGAAGTGGAAAGCTTTTAATGAGGTAGCCTATGTTAAATACGGACTATGATATAGAGAAAGCATTTGAAGCCATAGAAGATGAGCTGATTGCTTCTATGATGCGCAATCTTGCGAGCCACAGAGCAGAAGAGACAGATATGGGGTTTAACTGGTCACAGTGGCAGGTAGAACAGCTTAAGGCTATGGAAAAGTATAAGGCACAGAATAAAAAGAAGTTCACGAAGTCGTTCAGTAACATAAATGATTCTATTGACGCAATGATATTTGCAGCCAGACAGGAAGGTGGAACAGAACAGGAGCAGAAAATATTAAGAGCATTAAAGAAAGGGTTGAAAGCATCTAAGGTGTCGCAAGGCGCTGAGGGTGCTTTTTTCAGATTGAATACAAGGAAGCTCAATGCCCTGATTAAAGCAACGAAATCGGATTTTAATAGGGCAGAAAAAGCAATGCTTAGAATGTCGGAGGATAAATATCGACAGATAATATTTAATGCTCAGGTCTATGCGAATACAGGCGCAGGAACATATGAGAAGGCTGTGGACATGGCTACAAAGGACTTTCTTAAGGCAGGTATCAACTGTATTGAATATGCAAATGGCGCAAGGCATACCATGAAAGACTATGCCAAGATGGCAATTCAGACAGCGTGTAAGCGTGCATATCTGACCGGAGAAGGCGAAATGAGACAATCATGGGGAATTAGTACAGTTATTATGAATAAGCGTGCTAACGCCTGTCCTAAGTGCCTTCCATTTGTTGGTAAGGTGCTGATAGATGATGTATGGAGTGGAGGTGATGCAAGTGATGGTAATTATCCGTTAATGTCTTCGGCAATAGCAGCGGGTCTTTACCATCCTTGACGACCTAATTGCAAAGACGTACATACAACATACTTTCCTGAACTGGATGAAGAGCCAGACAGCAAGTTCACAAAGGAAGAGTTAGAAAAGGTCAAAGAAGATTACAAGCAAGACCAGAAGCAGCAGTATGCAGGCAGAATGGTTGAGCAGTTTGACAGGCTGTCTAAGTACTCATTAGACCCGGATAACAAGAAAGTGTATGCAGCGAGGAAGGAACAATGGGAGAATGTTTCAAAAGAATATGAGAGGGGATATATAGATAATAATTCTCAGAGAATAGGAACGAATAAAATAGACCTAGACTATATTAATTCCAAAGATTATGCGGATAAATATATGAAGATTAGCAAAGATATGGAATTAAATAATGTAATATATAGTAAATCAATGGATATATTGAGAAGTAATAACAGTAGTGATACTGAGGGATTATGTGTGATAAGCGTTTCTAATAGACAGGTGTTGCTTAATGTAAGGGGAAAGCCTGATGCAATAGGTGTTGAACTAAATAAGAAGCAAATGTCTATAATAAATAAGCACAAAAATGATATAATAGGAATACATAATCATCCAACAAATTTATTACCTAATGGAAGTGATTTTGTTGCTGCTGGGGCAAGAGGATATCAATATGGAATAGTAGTAACACATGATGGAAGAATATATAAATATTCCGTAGGAGATAAACCATTTTTACCTTATTTGTTAGATAACAGGATTGACAAGTATTGTTCAAAAGAATACAATTTAAATATTAAAGAAGCTTACGAAAAAGCACTTAATGAGTTTAGAAAGGAGTATGGTATATCATGGCAGGAAATAGAATAAGATGTTATTTGGATGTTGTGATACATCATCCAGATTGGACAATAGAAGATTTTGAAAAAGAAGAAGAAAGGCTTAAAGAAGAAAGTGATAAACTTACGGATTGGCCAGAAATAAAATAATCAGTTTTGTAGCCACCAGTCGCAAGATTGGTGGTATTTTTATACCCAATTTTAAGAAAGTGAGGATTTAGAAATGAAGGATTATATTGGAGTAAAAGTGGTGGCAGCAGAGCCAATGAGCAGAGGCGAATACAATGCATACAGAGGATGGAAGATACCAAGTGACGAGAATCCAGAAGATGAAGGCTATCATATAAGATATTCTGATGGATATGAAAGTTGGTGTCCTAAGAAACAATTTAATGAAGCGTATAGAAAATGTGACAATATGACATTTGGAATTGCTATTGAGGCCATGAAAAAAGGTAATAAGGTAGCAAGAAGAGGTTGGAACGGAAAAGGAATGTTTGTTGTATATCAGAAAGCATATCCGAATGGAATCCCCTGCAATAAGCAAACAGCGGAAGCATGGGGGTTAAACGAAGGCGATTTGTTTATATGTAACCCATATTTTCAGATAAAAAATGTGGATGGTTCACATTCAATGTGGGTTCCAAGTATTAACGATTGTCTCGCTGAAGATTGGATTATAGTAGAATAGTCCAAAGTTGAACCAGTGCAACACAATTTAATATTAGTTATTAAGCACACATGGCAAATAAGCTGTGTGTGCCTATTTTTTTTATGCCCAAAACTTAATGGCACTAAACTTTAGGAAAATGCCGACGGGCGGTAAACGGAAGAAAGGAGATAGAGTGATGAGAAAGACATTACCTATGAATTTACAGCTCTTCGCAGAAGGTGGAGATGGTAACGGCGGCCAGAACGCTGGAGGAGATAGTGGACAGGCAGGACAGCAGGGTAATCAGAATAATCAGCAGGCGGCTGGTGTTGATTATGACAAGATACAGGCAATGCTGGATAATGCGACTGCCAAGAAAGAGAATGCTGTGCTTAAAAGCTATTTTCAGCAGCAGGGATTATCAGAAGATGAGATAAGTCAGGCTATTGCGACATTTAAACAGAATAAGCAGCAGCAGACAGAACAGCAACAGAACGCTAATGCTAATCTTCAGAATGAAGTGGCAGCAGCACATAAGGTTGCTGAACAGGCTCAGATTGAGCTTGCAGCTACAAAGGTAGCAATGACACTTGGTATAGAAGCTAAGACACTTCCCTATGTGCTTAAGATGGCTGATTTCAGCAAGGTAAAGGGTGTGGATGGAAAGGTGTCTGAAGATAATATCAAAGCTTCACTTGAGCAGGTACTTAAAGATGTACCAGCACTTAAGCCAAGTATGGATAACAATGCTGGCTTCCAGATAGGTGCTCCTGGTAACAATGGAAATGGCAATCCGGGTAATGATGATGCGATAAGAAAGTTATTCGGATTAAAGCCAAAGCAGTAAAGAAAGGAATAGGATTATATGAATAATATCGAATTATCTACAATATACCTTCCAATACTTGATGAGGTGTATAAGGAAGGTGCAAAGACCTCAGTATTAGATGGTGATGAAACAACAGTAAGAAAAGGCAATAACGGTGAAATCAAGATTGCGAAGCTTGATATGGATGCACTTGGTGATTTTGATAGAAAGTCAGGTTATACAAAGGGTTCAACTTCACTTACATGGGAAACAGTTAAGTACGATAAGGAACGTTCACAGGATTTAAGAATCGACCGTCTTGATAATGATGAAACACTTGCACAGCCATTTGCCAAGTTATCAAGCGAATTCTTAAGAACAAAGGTTATTCCGGAAACAGATGCCGCGCGTATTGCTAAAATCTGTGGAACTAAGGATATAACAGTAAAGGAAGAGAATATTGAAACAGGAGCTGAATTAATAACAGCGTTAAGAGCTTGTGCTAATAAGATGGATGAGGATGAAGTTCCTATGGAATCACGTATTTTATTCATCACACCTACATTAGCTTCTCTTGCGGACGATATGGATACAACTAAATCAAGAGAAGTACTTAAGAGATTTTCTCAGATCATATCAGTTCCACAGTCACGTATGTACACATCAATAACCCTTCATGATGGTAAGAATTCATATGGATATGAAAAGACTAAGGCAGCTTATACATTATCAAAGGATACATCACCACAGCCGGGTAAGACTTATTACACAAAAGAAAGTGAGGGCAATTATAAGGCTGTTAGTAGTCCAAGTGGAACACAGGTTGAAAATTACGAGATGACAACTAAGCCGGCTAAGAATGTTAACTTCTTATGTGTAGAGAAGTCTGCAGCTGTAACAGCTATGGATCAGTATATTAAGTACTTTAGTCCAGATCAGGACCAGGATGGCGATAGTCATGTATTCAAGTATCGTAATAATAATCTTTATGGCCATGTATATGAGAATAAGACCGCTGGGGTATATGTATCACATAAGGATAATTAAGGAGGAATCATTATGGCAGATACAGTAATTGGATTGACCTTTGAACCAAAGGTTATTAGGTCAAAGAAAACAGGTAAGGCAAAGGAAGACAAGCCCAAGGAAGAGAAAGTAACAGCAGATGAACCAAAGGAAGATAGGACAGAATAGGCGGTGGTCTTATGGTATATGCAAGTAAAGAACAGTACCTAAGTGAGCATAATCTTATCCCGGATGAACAGATAGAACGAAGATTAAAGCAGGCGAGCCGTCATATCGACTCGCTTATTTTTAATCGTATAACATCAAGAGGCTTTGATAATCTGACAGAGTTCCAGCAGGCAATAGTCATAGACGTATGCTGTGATATGGCTGATTTTGAGTATGAGAATGAAGACATGATTAATTGTGTCTTACAGAATTATGCTGTAAATGGAGTATCTATGCAGTTTGGCAGCAGTTGGAATGTTCTTGTGCAGAATGGAATTGCTATAAAGCGTGATACATACCAGATACTCTGTCAGACTGGCTTGTGCTGCTTAAGTCTGGGGGTGTGAGTATGAAGTACCCATGTTTAATACTAAAGAGCATGTGTAAGACAGAAATACACCTTGAGATAGAACAAGAAGGCAGGAATGTCTATGGAGAACCTCTTGAACCCATTATTTGGGATGGCTTATGTAACTATCAGGACAGCGGTAAGACAGTATTAACAGCAGAAAAGGTTCTTATACAACTTGAAGGATGTGCTTTGATACCAGGAGATATTGCACCAGAGCTTCCGGTAATTACCGAAGGTGATATAACGGTGTTCGGTGTAACAAGGCATATATACAAGGGTACGAAGTGTCGTAATCCGGATGGTACGGTTAATTATGTAAGATTGGATGTGATGTAATGGCAAGAAATGTTAAATCAACGGTGAAGCTTAATATGCCTATGGTAAGGAAGCTTACGGCAGCAGCAAAAGTGTCAGTTGCACAGACAGCAGAAGCAATACATACAGATGTCGTTCAGAGCCAGGTTATACCGAGGGATACAGGTGCATTACAGAATGAAAGCACATTTGTTGATTTATCTGATATAGATCAGGGAAAAGCATATCTTGTGTCTAGCACACCATACGCCAGACGGCTGTATTATCATCCGGAATACAACTTCCATCAGACGCCGTGGACAGATGAAAGCGGCAAGAAACATGAAGGAAATGCGAATGCTAAAGGCAGATGGCTTGATGACTATATGAAAGGTGGTAAGAAGCAGAATCTTGCATCTGAAGCATTTGGAAAGTTTTATAAAAAGAATGCGGGGTTGTGATGTTAGGATGTTAGGAATAGGTGATGTGAGAGACCTTATAGCAGGTCTTGGAATAGCGGCTGATGACCATGTATATTGTGGAAAGCTTGATGATAAGAAAGATAAGAGCATAGGTGTATACCATCTTAACAGGGGAGATAATGTTCAGATGGCTGTTGGGGGTATACAGAACAGCTCTTACGCTGTCAAATCCATAAGTATACTGGTTCATTGGAATAAAAGTGTCAGGGAGACTGAAAAAGTCTCACAGGAGCTTTACGACAAGCTCAGAGATATGAAACATGTAAACATTAATGACACAAATATTCTTTTTACAGAAATGTTAGTATCAGCACCGATTGAGGTTGATACAGATGATAAAGGAATATTTGAAATGGTCATAGAACTTAAATTTTGTTATGAAAGGTAGGTAGAAGTATGTCACAGAATACAAAGATAGCTGGGTATAACGCGGAAGCTACACCATTAACAGGGGTTAATCCGGTACATAAAATTCAGTTTGGAGTATGTATAACTGGAAGAAAGAATTCGGACACGCCAGAAACAGTAGAAACTAAGATCGTAAAAGATGCAGAGAGCTTAAGTATATCTGTAGATGGAACCATTGAGGAATGGAATCCAATGGATCAGGCTGGCTGGGTAAGAAGGCTCATGACAGGTAAGTCACTTGGTATGTCTTTCGGCGGTAAGCGTAACTATGGAGATGAAGGAAATGATTATGTAGCAAGTCGATTTATGAAGACAGGTCAGGATTGCAATACATGGGTGTCTATTATATTCCCTAATCTTGATCAGCTTCTTGTACCTGCAGTAATCGATGTAAAATCTCTTGGTGGAGATGCTACAAGTATTGATGCGCTTGAATGGGATGCAAATTCGGATGGAAAGCCAACATATATAGCATATGTAGCAGCTTAAAGAAAGAGAGGATTTGAATAATGGCAAAGACAGATTTTAAAGTAATAGATATATCTATGAAGATTACGAACCAGTTGCCTATGATTCGTATAACAGAAGATTTGGTTGTTACTGTTAATAACAGAAAGAGTACAATTCTTAATATACAGGCTATGGCACAGGAAGCAGAAAGCAAGGAAAACAAGGACGATATGGCATTTATGATTAAAGGCCTTGAAATGCTTGTAGGAAAAGATGCTTCAGATAAGATTGAGGCATTAGACCTTCCTATTCCTGAATATAAGGAAATGTATAATACAATCATGCAGGTTGCTATGGGAACGTACGGCGAGGAGCAGACACCCTCAGCATAATGAGGTATATTATGATATATGGGATGATTGGGAACTGATAGAAGCCAGCTTCCTGTCCCAGTATGGCATACGATTGCGAACAGAAGATGATATGTCATGGGCTGAATTCTGTTCTTTATTGTCAGGAATAATGCCTGAAACACCACTTGGGAGAATTGTAGGAATCAGAGCAGAAAAAGATTCTAAGGTTATAAAGGAGTTCACGAAGGAACAGAAGAAAATCCGCAATGACTGGATATTAAGAAGGAATAGAAAATTAATGGAAGATCCTGCAAATTACAATAAGTATTGGAGTGACTTCCAAAATTGGGCTAAGACCGCTTTCTCTAAGTAGAAAGTGGTCTTTTTAAATGCCGGAAAGGAGGGAGTATGTCGGATGTAGTAGGACAGATAGCTCTGGAACTTGGCATAGACAGTTCACAGATAGTTAATCAGCTTACAGGTGCTTCCAATAAGGCAGCAAAGCAGGCAACATCCATCTTTTCTGGTATGGGAAAGAAAATAGCTGCTGGATTAAGTATAGCAGCTTTTACTAAGTTTACGAAAGACTGCATAGAAGTTGGTTCTAATGTTACAGAAGTACAGAATGTTGTAGATACGGCATTTAAGGACTTAAGTGGACAGGCAGATCAGTGGGCTTCTAACGCCATGACTAACTTTGGACTATCTGAATTATCTGCTAAGAAGTACATGGGTGTATTTGGCCAGATGAGTAATGCAATGGGTATTACAGGACAGGCTGCACTTGATATGGCAGAAGATGTTACCGGATTAACAGGTGATGTTGCATCATTTTACAATTTGAGCACAGATGAAGCATATACAAAGCTGAAATCCATCTGGACTGGTGAAACAGAGACACTTAAGGACCTGGGCGTAGTAATGACTCAGACGAACTTGGATCAGTATGCACTTAATAATGGCTTTGGTAAGACTACGGCTAAGATGACAGAGCAGGAAAAAGTAATGCTCCAATATCAGTATGTTACTAGTGCACTGTCCAATGCCACAGGAGACTTTGTTAAGACACAGGATTCCTGGGCAAATCAGACAAGAATATTATCACTCAGATTTGAACAGTTAAAGGCTTCTCTTGGTAAAGGCTTTATAGCATTATTTACACCTATATTACGAGGCTTAAATACTGTGCTTGCAGGCTTGCAGAAGGTTGCAGATGGATTTGCAACATTTACACAGATGCTTACTGGTGCGGATATATCTTCTTCAGCTTCTTCAATAACAGGCCTTGGAGATATAGCGTCAGACACAGCAGACAATGTAAGTGGAATAGGAGATGCAGCATCTTCTACAGCAAAGCAGATAGAGAAATCGCTGGCCGGATTTGACCAGATAGAAAAACTTTCAGAGCCGACGGACAGCAGTAGTTCTAGTGGAGGTGGCACATCTTCAGGTGGAATAAGTGTTGCACCTAGCACACAGGCAGATACCACAAATGCAGCATCTGCAATTGGCGATTTTGCAAATACGGCAAAGAAAGAATTAGATAAACTACGTAAATGGAGTGTATCAACATTTTCTCCATCTATGTCAAAAATATGGGATGGACTTACAAAGAATACAGATACAGCCAAGAAAAATTTAACAAATGCGTTTAATGATATAAAAGCATTAGGACCGCCGTTGTTAAATTATTTTAACGGTCCATTTACAAATTATCTTGTAACATGGGTCGACACTAATGGCAGTATATTAAATGGATTATTTGATAGCTTTAATACAGTCTTTTCGGATGTATGGAATAAAGCAGCATATCCTATACTTGCAAATTTTGTTTCTGTTGGATTACCAATGCTGACGGATTTTGCATCCCAGACGCTATCTTTAAATGGAACAATATTTGATACATTTAAAGCATCTTGGAATTCTTTATGGAGCGAAGGTGTAAGTCCAGCCATTGAATCTATATCAAATGTATGGATTGGCTTGGTTAATACAATGGCAGGGGCATGGAACGAATGGGGAGAGCCGATATTTACTGGAATAAAAGCGGCTGTTAAGACTACCGGAGATGTATTCTTAGATATTTGGAATAATATGCTTCAGCCAGTCTGGGAGAATGCTTTAGATGTAATTGATAGAGTATGGAGTGAACATTTACAGCCATTACTTGCTAATTTCCTTGATTTTGTCGGTGAAGTGGTTACATGTGCTACGACAATATATAACAACTTTATTGCACCTGTAGTTGGATTTTTATCTGAACTATTAGGACCAATATTTATAGCAATATTTGATTCTATAGGAAATAAGGTTGGAGTTGTCGTTGGAACCATAGCTGATTTAATGAACGATACAATTACTGTATTTAAAGGAGTTATACAGTTCATTAAGAGTGTTTTTTCTGGCGATTGGGAAGGTGCTTGGAATGGTATAGTTACGGCTTTTGATGGCATATTTAGCGGAATTGCTGATATTGCAAAAGGTCCTATTAATATGGTGATTGGCTTAATTAATGGATTACTTTCAGGAATGCAGAGAGGAATTAATGCTGTTGTAAAAGGTGTAAATAAATTAAGCTTTAAAGTACCAAACTGGGTACCGGGTATAGGTGGCGAAGATTTTGGATTCCATTTACCGGAAGCCGACTTCTCCAAGATTCCATACCTTGCACAAGGTGGATATGTTAAGCCAAACACTCCACAGCTTGCCATGATTGGCGATAACAGGCATCAGGGCGAAGTTGTAGCACCTGAGGATAAATTACTTGATATGGCACAGAAGGCAGCTGCTATGGCATCCAGTGCAGAACTGCTGGCAGAAGCCATAAGTATTCTTAAACAAATACTTAAGATACTGGAGACACTGGACCTTGATATACAGCTAGATGGAAAGAGCCTAAAAAAATATGTGGTTGATAAGATTAACGAGCATACAAAGCAGACAGGAAAATGTGAGATTATAACTTAACAAGGATGTGATGAATTGATACTGAGATGTGACGGGCAGGAGCTTCCGGCTCCTGTGTCCATCAAGGTGGATGATGAGATTATATGGTCTTCTTCTACAGGACGAGCACTTGACGGAACAATGTTGGGTGATGTTGTCGCTGAAAAGAAGACCTTATCTATTAATTGGGGAATATTGAAGGAAGATGAGATGGCACTTATTAAGAACAAACTCATCGCCGGATTCTTTCCAATAACATTCCATGACGATGGACAGGATATAACAATAACAAGCTATAGAGGTACATTGAGTAAAGAGGTGCTGGGTGATATAGGGGACGGTAACTATTACTACAGAAGTGCCAGTGTATCTATAATACAACAGTAAGGAGCAGAACATGAAAAAAACAATGACTATTAAACAGATTGATAATAGTGCAACAATGCTTAAGAATTTACAGGGTTTAAGAAAGCATTGGCCTGTAAAAGTAAACTATGCGATTGCAAAGAACCTTAAGACATTGTTAGGAGAAGTAGATATTTTTGTTACACAGAGAACTGAAGTAATACAGAACAATGTGCTTAAAGATGAAAATGGGAATGCTGTCATGGATGGAGATTCTTACCAGTTCCCAGAAGGTAAAGAGCAGGAAGTTGTAAAAGAGATTGATGAGATGTACAACATGGAAACGGATGTTGATGTACATATGATTAAGATGGAAGACATATCTGTATGTGATTCTGACAGCAGATACGATGGAACTACATTAGAGGATATTGCAGCCATTGAATTTATGATCGAGGATTAAGCCTATGTATAATAATGTATCAAAGCAATTTGCGACAACGATCAGATCACCATCGCGAACATTTAACTTACGATTAAAGATAAATGGTAAGTGGATTGACGCTGGCTTTAAAAAGATGAGCTATGAGACCGCTTCCACATCTGATGAGGGTATACAGATAGGTTCGGCTGTTGCAGCTAAGATAGAACTGACAGTAAAAAGAATAAATGAGTTGTTTGAAAACACAGAGATTCCTATAGAGATAGGATTGAAACTGCCAAGCGGAAAGTATGAGTATATTCCACTTGGCTTTTTTACTGCAGAACATCCAACGCTTGACCAGGCAACCACAACATTTACGGCTTACGACAGAATGATGAAGACCACAGGTGTATATGTATCTGAATTGACATATCCTGCAAGTGCAGAATCTGTTTTAAAAGAGATAAGTACTGGATGTGGCGTTCCCTGTAATGTATCTGGCTTGAATGGAATAACTATTGATACTGCACCGGTAGGATATACCTATCGTGAGGTTATCGGATATATCGCTTCTTTAGCTGGAGGTTTTGCTTGCGTAGACAGAACTGGAACAATTGTTATTAAGTGGTATGAGGATAATGGCTATACGATAAATGAATCACGAATAATGACATTTGAAAAGAATGAGAGTGATTACCATTTAGATTATCTTACATGTAATGTTGACAGTAATACTTCTTTTACAGTAGGAAGTGGAACTTTGGGAATAACATTTGATAATCCACTTACAACAGAAGAAAAGCTTAACTCTGTATACAAGAAAGTAAGAGGATTTGCGTATAGAGGCGCAAGCTTAAAGACGCTAGGAGATATTCGACTGGATCCATGGGATATTGTAACTGTTGAAGAATTAGGTAAGACTTATAAGATTCCGGTTATGAATATAACTCAGGAATATGATGGAGGTCTTGCCATGACTATTACAGCTTATGGCAAAACAGAAACTGAAACAGAGACAGATTATAAAGGACCATCTACTAAGCTTGCAGAACGAACATATGCGGAAATGATGCTTACTAAGGAACTGGTTTCTAAAAAGGTAGATGCAGAATGGGTTAAGGCTAATACGGTAACTGCAGAGACTATTGTGTCTGTAAACAATGAGCTGCAGTATATTAAGAATAATTACCTTAAATCTAATGAGGCAGACATAAAGTTTGCAACAATAAAAGAGGAAAAGGTAATAAAATCTGACATAGAGCAGCTTAATGTTAAATATGAGAAAGTAGGCATATTAGATGGTGATGTTGCTGGTATTAAAACATTAATGTTTGGCTCTTCCACTGGCGAAAGCATTACCACAGATTTTGCAAATAGCGTCGTGAGCATGATAGGTACAGCACAGATAAAGGATTCAATGATAGATTCTTTAGATGCAAAGAAAATAAAGGCTCTGGACATTGATACCACAGATGTTGCAGTACATAGCAAAGACGGTTTGAGTAGATGGTCTGATAATACGATACAGATAAGTGATTCTAAGCGTGTTCGCGTTCAGATAGGTAAAGATACATCTGGAGACTATAACATGTATGTGTGGGATGTAAAGGGCAACCTGATGTTTGACGCGCTAGGTCTTACAGAACAGGGAGTTCAACGTGAGATTATCCGTAATGACATGGTAAAAGAGGATGCTAACATATCTGCCGGGAAACTGGATATAGCAAGCCTTTTTAATGTTATTAACAATGATGGCACACATACGCTTAAGAGCAACAAGATATATCTGGATGATGCAGCACAGACACTTAATGTTCTTCTGCAGGATATAAAAACCGGTTCTGGAAAGGATTATTCTGAATGGGGAAGCTTATTAAAGCAGTCTGATGATTTTATAACACAGAAGCTTTGGTGGACTGAGAACATAGACGGAACCAGCGTTAAGGAAAAGTTTTCTAATGTAAACCAGACATTGAAGGAATACAGCGTGAGCCTATCTAATATGGCCAAGTATGACGATGAAATATACCTGATATCTTATGTGCCAACAAAGGATAATTATCCGGCTTGGGATTGGTGTGTTCCTGTGTATCCGGCTGATACACAGTTTCCACGCGAAGAAACATGGCAGTACAATGATACTGAGTGGGATAAGTATATTGGAAAGGTTGCTTACTGGGAAAACGAAGGCAGCGCATGGCGGTTCATCCGCAATGAGGATGGAAGCCATGGCTGGAAAGAGATTCCAAATTCGGAAACAGCTTATATGCTAAGACAAAATTCTGCCTTGAGAATCAATATTGATAGCATAAGTAACAGTTTGTCATTAACTCAGCAGGATTTAAAGGGCAATTATAGCACAACAACGCAGATGAACAATGCTATAACACAAGCAGTTAGTGCAGAGAGTGGTAGCATTAAAAGCGAGATTTCTAGAACATATGTTACCAGTGATATGTTGTCAGAAAGCTTAAACGGTATCGATGAAAGTATAGGCAATCTCCAAGAGGAGCAGCGGTATTACACTAAAACTGAACAGCTTGACAATTATATAAAACAGCTAATTACAGACGACACAACTGAAACAAGCATTGTACTAAGTGGCGAGTATGCTACCAAAAGTTATGCTGATAAAGTTGGTACTGACGCAATAGCAACAGCGGGAAGTAATACGAACAAAATACTTGAAAGCTATTCCACAACAGCAAAAATCATTAGTGAGATTAATCCTGGAAGCACTTCGATTTCAGCGGCAGTAACAGCAAAGCTTGGGGAGTACGCAACATCTGCAAGCCTGACTGCATTTATAAAAAATGAAAACGGACAGCTTCGTTCTGCAATCGAAGCGATTGCAGACGATATAACACTTAATGCGAGCGGAGCAATTAATATAAGCGGTAATAAGTCTGTTAATATTAACGGGAATTTGTTCACGCTAAATAGCACAAATACCACTATTGATGCAGACGGAACTATAAGATGTGATAACCTAATATCGAGCAATGCGAAAATAACAGGAGGTTCTATTAACATAGAGACTGATACATCAACATACAGTGCGATTAAATTATCTTATGGAGATGCTTATTTGAAGGAATCACCATATCATATAGAAATGTACAATCCAAATGTTAAAACACATAACAACATTGATGCACATGGTGTTAGCATTATTGGAGATGACAATGTGGTAATAAATGCTATTACAGATTTTGGTGTAGATATTAGAAAAGGAGTTCTATATGTGGATTCAGAGGCTACGGTAAGATTGGACACAGATTGTAACAATATATCTATATATCATTCATCATTGGGAAGACGATGCTATCCAGCAATGTATACACACAACCCTGTTGCATTTGATTGGGATGGAAGTGTATTAAGAATATATGTAGACGACACAATAGTAGCTTCATGGATATGGGGCGAGCAAAGATGGGAGTAATATAAATCCGCATAGTGCGGTAGAAAGGAATTAAGTTATGTTAAATACAACAAAGAGTACATCAGTAAATGGAAATAGTTCTATAGAAGGAAAGACTGTAGTCACATTTTCAGCCAATATACCTTCATCAGGAGAGATTTCTCTTAGTAAAAGAATTCAGAATAAAAAAACGTATCTTGAAAATCAGGACGAATGCGATACAGATTACGCTAATTTTGAAACGGAAGTAATGGCAGCAATTAAGGAGATGTAATTATGAGTTTATCCGGATTTATAGCCTACAAAAGAGTAGGTTGGACGGGGCAAACACCGTGGAACCCAACAAACCTTAACATAATGGATAAGGGAATTAAAGATAACAATGACATGATTGCCAATCTCAGAAGCGAGGTAAGTGCACTAAACAGTAATATAGAATTTTCCACTTTGGTAAGAAAAGCAAAAAATTTAGAACCAAACACAGACTTAAATACCATAACTACATCTGGAATATATTATCTTCCAAACGCAGCAACATGGGGCAATGCTCCAAATACCAAAGTAACAAATAGTTATCTTATAGTGATTGCGCTTAACACAAAAAGATGTACACAGATAATTCTTCCCGGAAATGACACTGCAATTTACATTCGTTCTACTTATATTGATAACACACTTTGGACTAATTGGAAATCTAATAATACAGACATAGAAATAAAAAACTGTTTTTGCAAAAATATTGCAAGTGTAGATGGTACTCTTGAAGGTTATGGCTATAATTATTGTTATTATAATAAATCTACTAAAATAGGAATATTACACTTTGCGTCTCGAATTGAAACACCAGATTCTACATTAAATAATTTTTCTGGCTATTATGATGTGACAACAGTTCTTGAAAATATGGGTATTACTAACTTTAATAAAATATTGGAAAGCAATTATACTCCATACGATTCCACAGGTGTAGTTCGACAAAAGCTGGTTGGATATGGAACGACATTATTATATAGTTCCGCAAACAAACATTATGCTTTTGCAAGATACTACACAAAAGATGGGAAGAAAGGAGCGTGGGCAACTACTGAATTTAAGAAAGACGATTATATTACAGGCTCACTTATATTTAGTTAAGTTTCGAATGCTGCCTTAGTAATTGTACCGTCGTATTTAATATTATTACTGTTTTGTGAACATATAACAATGGAAAAAATGAAATTGCACCAGTAACAGAAAGGATATTGACTTATGGAAAAATTAAAAGTAATTGTAACAGCGGTGTGGAGCATTATATTAAGTGCCCTGGGAATTTTGGCAATTCCAGTATTATTATTGGTAACATGTAATCTAATAGATTATTTCACAGGTATTGCGGCTTCTAAATTTAGAAAGCAGCAGATAGATAGTTATAAAGGAATAAGAGGGATTGCAAAGAAAATATGTATGTGGCTTTTGGTGGGAGTTGGTGTGATAGTAGACCAGCTCCTTTCTTATTCTGCAGGTGTTATTGGAATAACATTGCCATTTACATTTTTAGTGGCTTGTGTTGTGGCAATATGGCTGATCTGTAACGAAATTATAAGTATATTGGAAAACATCAATGATATCGGTGTAACACTTCCTCCGTTTTTACAGCCTATTGTTAAGAATTTAAAGAGTCAGGTAGAACAGAAAACAACAATTGATAATCAGGAGGATAAATAATATGAGTATTAGAGGAGTTGACATTAGCGATAACAACGGAACACTTAACTGGGACATTATCAAGGGACAGATTGACTTCGCAATTGTTAGAGTGGGATATGGCTCTAACTATGAATCACAGGACGATAGACAGGCTGTAAGAAATATGCAGGAGCTTGAAAGAATTGGTAAACCATATGCTGTATATCTTTATAGTTATGCGCTCAACGAAGACGAGGCACATAGTGAAGCTGCACATATCTTAAGAATGATTGCTGGCTATAATCCAGCATTAGGTATTTATCTGGATATGGAAGATGCAGATGGATACAAAGTAAGAAACAACAAAGATCCTCGCACTAATGGAGAAGCATACACTAGATATTGCCAGATCGTTATTGATGATTTAAAGGCGGCTGGCTTTGAGGTTGTAGGCACATATGCTAACCTTGACTGGTTCTCTAATATCTTAGATAGGGAAGCACTTACAGATAAGAAGTGGCTTGCTATCTGGGGACCTGATAATTGCCCGGTAGATTGGGCTGAAATCTGGCAGGATAGTTCAGATGGCTGCATAGATGGTTCATCTGCAAGAACTGATACAGATGTATATATCAACGAAGAAGCTTTTAGTACTTATGCAAAGATTAAAGTACCAGAATATGAGCCAGAAGAGCCTATACCTGAAAGGGATATAGAAGATGTGGGCACAATGTACCGCGAAGGAGATCACGTTTGTTATAATAGAATCTATTATACGACCGGTGACTGGACCGATGGTGCAGCACCATATTATACAGATGGAGTTATAACACATGTATATGAAGGAGCCAGACACCCTTACCTTATCGGTGATGGAACAGGATTTGTAGATGATAATTGTATTACAGGCCATTATGATAATGAGCCTAATGACGCACCACCAGAAGAACAGGAAGATGAGACAGAAGATGTAGCGTATACTACAGTAGAAGCTGGCGAAGGATTCTGGCAGGTAGCAGAAAGAGCATTAGGAGATGGCACAAGATATCTTGAGTTAGCAGAATTTAACAACATGGATATTAGTACACCACTCTATGTTGGTATGGAGTTAAGACTTCCCAACTAATTATTCATACTGGATTGCACATATAGCAACATTGTGATAACCTATATAAATAGGAAGAGAGACAGTCAGAATGTGTACATTGTAATAGTGTACACATTCTGTACACAATATGGCTTAAATAATGTTGATTTAGAATAAATCAGAATAATCTGATATAAATGTGTAAAGCTCTTAAACCCGCATAAATACTGATAAAAACAGCATAAAAATAAACATAAATAAATTGTAAAAATTTGATTTCAAAGTTGGGTAATAACCCTATGGTTGGTGCTACTGTAGCTGTTGCTGTTTCTATTGAGGAAGCTGCTAAGAACGGTAAATTCTAAGTTTTACGATTTTGATATGTGTA